TATTATAGCACTTTAGATACAAATGTCAACCATGTATTGTCCTTGCCATCCTTGGTTTCATCTATAAACTTTCTTCAATGTACCCTGTCTTTTTAGATCATTGGTTATGCAGTGTATACCGGCATCCCAAAAGTATTTGTGCCTAAATGGTGAAATATGAGCAACGATACCATAACGTTTTAGTGCATCAACTGCTTGTTTGTTGTATTCAGCCAGTACAACATTTTCAGGATTTATAATTAAAATATTTACACCAAATACAGTTTCACTTACCTCGCCAACCCAGTCATCCATATAACTGTTTACCGTTTCCAATATTAATGGATTTTTTTCAAAGCCTGGAATGTACCATTTGCCTGCATTGAGTTTCATGCTTGCCTGAAACATTTTATGAGCCGCATAGTGGCTCTCTGGAAGATGCACAACTTCCCAATTTGGAAAACTTTGTTTGTAATCTTCGTTGGCAATACTTATTATCAGTCCTTCTGCGACCGGACAATACACTGCATCACCATGTCCTTGTGCATCTACAATATGATTGTTAGTGTTAGGAAACAGTTGGTCAACTTGATTTTGTATAGCATTCCAATCATCGTCGATGGTTTGTGTTGCAAAAAATAAATCCTCACCAAGCCTACTAACAAAACAACCAGAAATATATGTACATTCAGTTGGTTTAACATTGCACTGTTTGAATATCTCACTATAGAATTGTAGTTTACGTATGTGTTTTAGTTGGTCATGACGTTGAAATTCTGCCCATGTTTTTGCAGTTTGTTTTTTAAATGCATTATGAGCATGATTTCGATTTGGTACAACTGGCACCCACAGTTGATCATGTATTTGTATAAAATAATCTCTTGGTGTAACAGGCGGTGGCACCCATACATCGTCAACCATGCAGTCTTCAAATGTGTTTGGAATAGTTGGACGCAGTACATCTACATCGAATTGCTGTAACAATCTTATAAGTTTTTGAAAGTCTTCTTCTGTTTCTCTTGCAACTTGTTCAAATTTTTTTCTTGTGTTTGTGTCTTTAATCCAACTGTAAAACCCTGGTGGATATGCTTGTCCAACCACACATGTTTCCAATGGATCCCAATGTTGATATACTGTCATCGAAACTCAACTGTTGCTTGATGATCAACTATGCTGGCGGTATCTTGTGCAGTAGGACACTGTCTACACATTGCATGTGGTTTACCAAAATTTTTGCTAAATGCACGTAGTTGTTGGTCTGTTGCATCAATGCCAAGTCCTGTGTTGAGATACGGTTGCCATGCATTAGAATTTGGGCGATCATGCATTGCCCATACATCATTTACCAGTGCAGCCTGCGAACACTTATACAGTCTGTCTTCTAACAACATTGGACACGTAGTTTGATGGCAGTTTTCAAATGCTTCTGCAGGATTGCTATCCCAAGGCAACATGGTTTCGTAAGTGCCTTGAAAAGTTCTGGTAAACCATTTTGGTTTGTTTACTTGAAAACGCATTCCGTTTGGTAGTTTGTGGCGGTGTATTCCATATTCGTATACCGGTTCCCACGCATAAGTTCTAAACACTCGATCAATTGCACTTTGTATTTTTGTATTAGATAAATGCACAGTAATTTTTAAAGTGCAATTGCCAATTTCATTAAGCAATTCCACAATACGCCAATGTTTTTCTAACAACAATCCGTTAGTTACAAAACGTATCTGTGCCTCGGGCAAAAGTTTTCTTACTGCAACGATCCAATCATACATCTGTGGATTCATCAATGGTTCGCCGCCCATAGCACCCCATGCTTGTATTTCCATGCGTTCTGACCATGGACGTAACCATTCTATGCCTTGCTCAACTCCAACATAACCTGAGCGTCTAATATCGCTAAAGGTACTACAACCATCACATTTAAGGTTGCAAGGATACACTACCATTGATTCTAGATAGGGTAATACCGGTTTCATCTAGTAGCTTTCTTACTTCTTCTTTAAATACTCCATCTAACATTAGATCAAGATTGTGTTTTAATCTTGTGAGTATTGGTGGTGATATTGTAAAACTACTTAGTAGTTCTTGGTTAAGTTCGATTGATTTGTTGACTCTATCCCAGGGATCTGCTAGACTTTGATAACTGTGATCAACTATGTCGTCAAACACGTCAAAGCCTTGAGATCGCATAGCATCTGCACAACGCCAGCCGCCGACCCAAATTGGTAATGTGCCACCATATACGGCCATTATGGTTTTTTCTGTAATCAATGCTTCTCGTTCAATATAGTTTGGTTCAGTGATTAAACTTATACAACTTGGTTCAAAAACTGGTTTTTGTAGTAGTTGTTTATAGTTTTTGCCATTTGTAGTATGATCACTTAAAATACCTTGCGGCATCCGTGTTTCATTGCCAAGCATATAATTGGTTACAGGTAAATTTGTAACCATATTTTCTAACCAAGGCAGACTGTACGTAAAGTTTGTGAGTTTGAGACTGTCTATCATTTTTAATAGTCTCCCTCTGTGTGGTCGCCACTTGTTGATCATAAAATTAAAAGGAACTGTTTTGTTTGTCCAGTCGGGTACAATGTTTTGTCCTCGAAACTGGTCAACTGTTTCTGCACAAAATTGAGGAATACAAACTGGATTGTACTTAGAGAACAAATCATCATGTATGTGCATGTCAAATATTAATGTATGCTTGTAAGGATCAATTGTGCTGGCATCTAACAACTGTTGCAGTGGCCATGTATCATTTTGTTCATCATAATGATGATCCACCACATTAATTATTTCAGGCTTGGTAAGGATTTCTCCTGTATATCTATACAAACTGTCAATACGTATCATATTTTATTCCTTCTAATAACTTTGTGCTAACCGCCACATCAGGTATTCCTTGCTTTCGATTGGATCATACTTGCTTGGTTCTTTTGTTAGGTTTTTTACTATTGTTCCTGGTGCAGGATCAACAAAATGTGGCATGCTAAAACGTGGGAGATGGCAATGACTGTTTTCTACTCTGTGGCGTGTGCTTTTGAAATAATCGTTTGTCCAACGTTGTAAGAGATCACCTATATTAACCACAACACCATTATATACATAAGTCAAGTAATTATCCTTGCGATACTTTGTTTATTTCAGCCACGGAAATACTGCTTTTATCTTTCCTTGCTTCTTCCATTCCATATATTCGTGTATACTGTCAGGCATAGGTTTTGGTTTTTCATACATGCTTACCAAAGGAACAATCACTAGGAACCATAGAAACCAATATGCAGTTCCAATTCTACCTAGTATAACATATATGCCTTCAGCAGGCATTGCTCCTACATAGGTTAGCATCATAAAATTAAGAACAAATACTATAAAAAAGATTCTATGTAAAGGTTTGAATATACAACTTCTGACCTTACTTCTGTCTAACCAAGGTAATAATGCTAGTATTCCTATTGCACTTACCATTGCAAGTACTCCGCCTAACTTATCTGGTATCGCTCTTAGTATTGCATAGAAAGGTAAAAAATACCATTCAGGTACAATGTGTGCAGGTGTAACCAATGGATTAGCAGGAATGTAATTATCTGGATGTCCTAATACGTTTGGCATAAAAAATACAAATGCCGCAAATACTGTAAAGAAAACTATCATACCAAACATGTCTTTGCCTGTGGTGTAGGGATGAAAACTTACTGTGTCTCTTGTGTCTTTAGGTTCAATACCACTTGGATTGTTTGATCCTACAATGTGCAATGCTATAACATGAAGAATTACAATTCCTAAAATTACAAATGCCAACAACCAATGTAGCACATAAAATCTATTAACAGTTGGATCGTCAACTGTATATCCTCCCCATAGCCATTGTACTATGCTTTCTCCAACAACAGGTACTGCACTTATCAAATTTGTAATAACAGTTGCTCCCCATAAACTCATTTGTCCCCAAGGTAATGTGTAACCTAAGAATGCAGTTGCTACCATTAGAAAGAATATAATAATACCTATCAGCCACATAACCTGTCTTGGCTCTTTGTAACTGCCAAAATACATTGCTCTAAATATGTGTAAGTAAACTGCTATAAAAAAGAAACTTGCTAAGTTCATATGCATGTAACGTATAAGCCAACCAAAGTTTACATCTCTCATAATGTGTTCAACACTATTAAAGGCGTCTTCAGCATCTGGTTTATAGTGCATACCTAGCGTCAACCCTGTCACAATTAATAAAATTAAACTTATTGCAAGTATGCCGCCAAAACTCCAAAAGTAGTTTAAATTCTTAGGCACTTGAAAGTCCAAGTATTCATGTTTAAACATACGGAACAATGGAAGTCTATCATCGATCCAACCAAGCACACCTGTAAATGGTGAGCCACCTACTTTGTTAGTTTTTACTGGTTTATAATCTTGTTCACTCATATCTATTTCTTTTCTGCTATGGTTGTGTCATCGTGGGCTATATTCTTGTTGTAACTTGATATTGTCCATGAACTCTTTCTTAGTGCCAGAGTCTGTTTTGAACGCACCTTTCAGTACAGTTGTTTGTGTGAGACTACTGTGTGCCATTATGCCTCTATTTTCACAACAACCATGTGTTGCTTGTATGTAAACACCAACGTCTTCACTGTGAGTTGCTTTCATTATTTCTCTAGCTATGTCCATTGCAAGTTCTTCTTGCAATGTACCTCTTCTTGCACACCATTGTGCAATTCTTGTGTATTTGCTTAAACCTATTAGATGATCTGCTGCCAGTATACCAATATAAGCAGTTCCTGTAACAGGCTGATGATGATGCGAACACATGCTTTTTAGTTCGCTGCGAACCACCAACATTCCATCATATCTATCTTCAAGATGATTAGGGAAACTGGTTGCGTTTGGCATGGGATTATACCTACCAGCCATCAATTCATTGATATACATTTTAGCAAGACGTTTGCCTGTGCCATGTGAGTTTGGATCATTTTCTCTGTCAATGATCAAACTGTCAAGCACACCATTGAACTTTTCAGTAAGTTCTTCAATTAATGCTTCTTTGTCGCCGTCATACAGATACCCACTGATGTTGTCGCCAGCCCAGTATCTTTTTTTGGCTTTTTTAATTCTTTGTGTAATTATATTGGAAATTGTCATTTAGGGTTCTCCGAGTTTGGGTCGAGGATGACCACAATAGTTAAACTTATTGTACGATTATTTATACAACTGGTCAAGTCAATCGACTATTTCTATCTCTGTTAAGTCAGGATATTTTACCAGTTGAGATTGTTTGGTTTTAAGTTGGTTATTTGCGAGCATGTACAATCCCTTCTCGCAATCTTCGATGCTGGGTTTGTAATGATATCCAACATGAAAAGTTTTCTGATCTTGCCAAGGGGACACCCTTAGGTCTCTTCCATCATATGCCATTTTTCTTAGCTGATCTGCATAATCTTTATTGCTTGTGAGTATAGCACCACCATGCCCTATTTCCAAACGTTTACTATGTCCAAAACTTAGACATTGTATTTGACCTGCACGGTACATATTTTTGTCAAAACCTCTAGCACTATCCCAAATAGTTGTGAGTCCAATACGATATTCGTATTCCCATTCAACTTCAGTATCAAGATGATATTCTATACCAAGTTTGTGAAATGTCATTGGAATCGAAAGATAACTTCTATAAGGTATAGTTGCGATGCCAATACCTTTCAGTCTCAAACACAATTCAACTGCATGAGTGCAGCAATCTGTTAATACAACGTGAGGTGCACCAGTGTATTCACTGAGTGCCTGTTCAAATTCGTTGAACTTCTCAAACCCCACGGTTATACCACACCCAAGCATGTTCTACGATATCGTCAACATGGTATTCGTTCTGCCACTGGCATACATCATAGAACTTTTTATTACTTGCTACCAATGTATCCGGGTCTCCTGGCCTACCTGGACCTTCAACCACCACACTAGGTTTACTGTCGCTTACTGCACAACACTTTCGCAGTATTTCTAAGTTACTTGCTCCCATTCCTGTGCTTAGATTGTAAAATCCAGTGCCGACTCTTGGTTCGGTGCAATAAAAGTGTGCTTTTGCAATATCGTGTACATGCACGTAATCTCTTATACAGGTTCCATCTTCGGTTGCTAGGCCAACACCATTTAATGTAAACTGTTTTTGTTCTTTAATTGCTTCCATTATCCTTGCAATTATATGTGTTGCACTTTTTTCTTGACCGTGTCTTCCTTGAGGATCAGCACCAGCGGCATTGAAATACCGTAAACCAACATAGTTAAGTCCGTATGCTTCACTGTAAGTTTCTAACAGTTGCTCGACCATGTGTTTGCTTATGCCATACGGTGATATTGGCAATTTAGGATCTTCTTCTGAAATTGGTATTGCTATAGGATTCCCATAAACTGCGGCACTACTACTGAATATTAGTTTTGGATAATATCCATATTGACAGATATAATCAAGCATGCGTTTTGTTGCAATAAAATTGTTTTCATAGTATTTGCTTGGGTTTTTTATACTAGGTCCAACCAAACTTGATCCAGCACAATGTACGATACTATCTACGTGTGAATAGCTTTTTAGTGCGTCTTCTGATTCAAAAGAATCATGTATAAATGTATCAACAAAAGGTTCTAGTCTTGTAGGTAGGTTATTTCGATCTACTACAATTACTTTCCAGCCCTGTTCTTTAAAGTAAATTGCAGTTTGCCCGCCTATAAAACCACCACCTCCTGTAATTGCTACTTGTTTCATTAGTCCTCAACCTTTACAACCTGATACTTTGCACCAGCAACATGATCTCTATATCTGTTGCCTGTACGTAACCATTGTTCACCTTTGCCTTCCATTATATCAACTATCCTGTCAATAGTACCATCAGTCCAGTCGCTTATCAAGCCCATGTTGTGATGTGCCTCTTTTAGTAGGTTTCCAAGTTTTGCTTCAACATCATCAATGCTCCAAGGCACATACAATCTGTTAGGATCATTTGCAAAAGTTTCCGGAAAACTTCTGTATGCTGGATAAAGCACATTACAACCTAGTGCATCTGCTTCACTGACTGTGTTGCTTACCCAGTCTTGCAAAGCACAATTAAACAACACTCTACTGTTATTGAGTATTTTGTAGTATTCATGCTTTTGTAGATTTTCGTGTATTTCTAATATGCCACGTGCTTCAAGTTCTCTTGCACGAGTAATATATTTTTCATTGTTACTACGCAGTGGGCCACCTTGTAATATAGCAAATGTTTGAGCACCAGGATGTTGCTCACTGTAACGTTCAACCAAGTCCATAAAGAAGTCTGGTTGTTTTTCCTGATCAAATCTTGCACTAAAGCAGATCCTATTAGCACGTTCATGGAAAGGCTTTATCCGTTCGCCCAACCTTTCCTGAACTTCTGCTTTGCCAAATGCCAAGCCTGAGATATTGTATATAGGTGACTCCCAGCCAGCAATCTTCATGTGTGCTACCATTTCTTCATTGGTAGCCAAGACTGTGGCAAACTCACATACCATTTTCTCATATAGGCCCATCCACTTGGACATTCCCCACACATGTACAAAATCATCTGGATCAATTGCTTGGGCAAGACAGCGTACATACACTCGGGGTCTTTGAGCAACAGGAATCTGATCCATGATATATGGAAGACTCTCTATGCCCGGCTGAAACATATCTTCAAAATAAATTACGTCTTCTCCAGTACATTCGCCATTACGCATCATTTGCACTAGATTCATAATCTGGCTCATACCAAAGTAACTGCGTCCATGTGCATCTAATACTTGTCCAACTGATATACTTTTTGTATCATCAATTGTAGTGCCAGGAACATACACAACATCAAGACCTCTACGATCAAACACACATCGATTCCATTCAGTTAGTTGTAGTGTGTAACGAGCTTCATAAGATTCAAGACCCATATAGAATAGTTTACGCATTTTTACTCCTTTGAAATATGCATTATTATAAAGTCTTTTGTAGATTGTGTCAACCTAAAAGTCAACATCTCTGCCGTTTATGTTGTAAGTACCGTGAGTAAAACCTCGATCCATTTTTTCGATCTCAGTCATGTTGTCACTGTCAATCCTGCGATTAGGATCTCGTTTCATCTGTTGTAGGCGGTCTTCGGCACTGTCTTTGCCACATACAGAGCACTCGCCTGATGCACCACCGCAACTGCCGCTTACACGTCGGCCTCTCAGGAGGCCTATACTCATTGCCAATACCGTAATTAAGAAGATTAGCAAGCATAATAAAAATGTCTCCATACTAGTAGCTTATGCAACAACCATTTTTGCTATTTTCGCTGACTTCAATGGTTACTGCCTTTGCTGGGTATTTAGCGGATAAATTTTTTATCATCTTATACCTTAGTGTAAAATAAATTCATGTAATGATATGAATTTATTAACTTATAATCTTCACTATACTTGTTTTGGATACTTTCTAGTAATCCTGGAATATTTGCTAATCTTTTGGTAAAAAAATTGCTGACTTCTGTTTGTTTAGTTTCATTTACATGTTTAGGAAAATCTGTGTATTTTAAATTAAAAGTTGTGTTTAGATAGGATGTTAGGTTAATGTGAAGATTTTTATCTACTGTAAAGCATGTTAATCTATTAGTGTCAATATTATGTATAAAATTTTTTTGTTTTTCAGTATGCGGATCAAGTATTACAAGTTGTTCTATAAAACTTGCAAAAACTCCAGTTGTATCATCATCTAAAAATTTTGTTTGTTGTGAATTTAAAAATGTTCCTAAGCCACTGATCCATCGGTTTACAGGTTCTCTAAGTAATAGTAAACACTGCATTGAGCTTACGTCTTCGTGAATGTAATCACCATGTCTCCAGTTGCTTAGTAAATTTTTACAATATGTGCTGGCATTTTTTGGTATGTTTATCAGAAATGTTTGTTCGCATGGACTTATTAAACATTGGCCAATATTATGGCGTTCATGGGACCAATATGATTTCATATCCCATAAAGCATTATCATAAGTGGCTACATGCATGCATTTACCTCGTCGTTGAATCTTGTTATGCTATTTAACTCGCAGGATAGCTGATTGTACATCCATTTTCGTTGTCTTCACTAACACTAATAACAATATCACGTCCTGAATACTTGGTAGCTATTTGTGTATATAGATCATCTGCTATCATTTCACAACTTTTATAATCTAAGTTGAGTATGTCTTCTTTGTAAAGATTTTCCAACCAACGTTTGAACTGTATAAACTCAATGTCTCTATCATTGTGAAACACTGCTATTGCTACACGAAAATGAAATATGTGTCTGTGAGGATATCCTAAAAAACTTACATCATATTCATCGCCAGTTGCTAGTTTTGGATCTTCTAGTGCGGCCGGATACTTGTGTATGCCTTCTTTTTTAAATGTTACCCAAATCTGTCTAGAGGCTTTGTCTTTTGCACTCTCGATTGCTTCACGTTCTTGATTTATCATTTTATCACCTCATCTTTAGAATAGTCTGTCCAAGGAGTAAACTTTCTCCTGTCCATGAGTTTGTGTAAACTGTGTGTCCATACACCTGGATTGGTTGCATCAAAATCAATGTCATCAATCTTTAACATTGTGTTGTAGTTCCAATGTTTGATAAAAGGAATACCAACTCTCAACTGTGGAATAAAGTTGTTGAATTCACAATAACCTTCTTCATGAAAGTGTTCAAACTGGGATATCGGTATGTCCAGTGTACACCATATATTGTCTTTGAGAAAAGGCATGATCATAAATGTCCATTCACAGCGTTCATCATCATCTTTAGGATCAAAAGTGTGATTTGCACCAAAGAAAATATGTTCGCATTTGTGTTTTTCGTACTCTTCTTTTATACCAACAACATCTTGTATGCCAACAACAAACAGTGTTTGCATTCCAAATGCAGGAGTATGCTCTACTTCTTTACCAAGAAACCATTTTACATTTTCGTGTTCAGGACGTTCCATTATTCAAGACACTTTATAATATCTTCTACATTATCTACTGGATTAATCTCTTCATCAGGTACAGTAACTAGCTCTTCAAATATACTATTAAAGTTCAGTCCTAGTACACGACTACTTGCATCTAGGTTGTTTACGAAAGCAAAACCTGTAGTAAGAGTTCTTAGTGTGAGATCTGGTCGATATCTTTTGAGTACATGCAATACTTTTTGTACGTCACCATCTAGCAAAACTATTGTATCTTTATCTGAATGAAGTTCAATGTTAATAAAATCACGTATAGCCTGCTCACACTCGTTTACATTGTTAACAAGTGCTAGTTCAATCTTGTCACCAAAGGTTTTTTCAATAGTATCGTTTGCAAAGAAATCGTCACTTGTAGTCTCAACTATTTGTTGATTATCAAGCAACTTATGTTCTAGTGCAGGATTGTTGTCAACACCAATAGTTGGTGTATTTGATAATACAAATTGCAAATCATTGCCTGAGGCTACGCCAATTTGCAAATAGTTACGGGGATTACAGTTACGATGAAACCATTGTAGCCAAGCATTCTTTTCCATGTTTATATCCTTACTTTTAAGTTTTTATTATATGATACTTTACTTACACTGTCAATCAAATAGTACATTAAATTGACTTGCACTGTTAACAATTTTCTTGCCAGTGAATCCTCTTGTTCCAATAATACTATCCCAAAACTTACTGTTGTCTTCGATAACCTGCATGCTTTTTGCATAGTCACGTTTTTCAAAAATTTGTTCAACAACATCTCTAAACAGTTTGCGTTTAAATGTTTCGTGTACCAACATTCCTGGCAATATACCTGCGTCATATCTTACATTTGCTTCTTGTACTGCTCTTATGTGTTGCCAAACATTATGACCCATCAGCAATGCATAACTGAAACTATCCCATGAAGTTTTACCTTCTTTGCCGATCTTGTTTAGATCACCTGGTGCATAATAACAAACATCTCCGATGGTCAATCTTGAACTTATTGGCGAATCTTCAAACTTTTTGTGTATACCATCACGCAGTACAACATCACGGAAACTGTCTGTTCCATGTGCATACTTTTTATCATCAGCAGTGGCCTCCATCATGTAACTCCACTTGCCTCTGTCTTCGGTACGCAAGTTAGTATACACTTGCCCGTTAGCAGTTGCAAGGAATGGCGATGCACAATCAAAACTTATGGTAAAGTTTGGATTTGCATGTCTGCGTACACTGCGTTGTACATCAGTTAGTAAACATGCCCATTCAAGTTTGCTTGTACCTAAAAAGTGCATCCAGTCGTGATGTCCTTTTTCCAACAAGCCTTCATGTATAAGAGTAACCAAACGTTTCAATACCAAGTGTACATCACACATGTTCTGTCCACCCATGCCCCATCCGTCAAATGGACGATCATGTTTGTCTGAACAAAAGCCTTTCATAAGATTGTACCATTGATCTGCTTCACTGTGATTTGATCCTTGTAATACATTAAGTATTTTTAGATCACCACTTCTACTCTGCATCCAAAATTCATTGTTAAACAGGGTTGCATTAACTGCATCATCATAACTGTGGATACCACATGCTTCTGAGGCTTTTTTATCCAAGTAGGTCCATGTTGGAATATCCATGGTCATACCATGTGTTGCTATGCCCATTTGCCATGCAATAACCTGTTCACGTTTCTTTTCACAGGTTTTGTCTTTTGGATCGGCCCAAGCACCTGGCCATACACCTTTGGCAATCTGGAATCCACCCGAGTCTGCAAGCATGATAGTGTCTGCTTCTCTGTTACGAACCATGTCTTCTTTGGGTACTTGTTTGTTAAGGTCCATATCAGCATGTCCTGCTGAATACAAACTATACTTGTAAGGAAACAATGCTTCTTTGCTGTTTAGCCAGTTCAGTGCTTCCATGTTTGGAATGCCTTTGGGCAACCTATCACCGATGATTTTGTTTTTGTCTGTGGCAGGAAAACGTTCCTTGCCTATATAGCCAGCATAGAAACTGCTGATAGCAGGCAAAAATACTGCATAGTCTTTCTGTTTCAGTGTTAGGTTGTCCTGTTCAATCATTACTTGCTCTGTGCAGGAAGTATGTAATCATAAACTGCAATGCCCGAATCAACTGTAATCTTTGTTGCACCACTGTCACTTATTCTCACAGTTTTGTCTCCTGTTAAGTTCATAATTGCTATAAACTGTTGCACTGGCCAACTCCATGTTTTTGTAAGTGTACCACCTACATCATGTTGGAATACAAAATCACCTGCATGTGTGCTATGGTCTCCGAACAAGAATTTCAAGTGTCCATCTTCAGTTTTGGTTTGAAATGTTGTCTCTTCAGCATTTGCTTGTGCTTGCATTTTCAATCTCATTATGCTCGCAGTGGTTGGTTCAAATTCAATGTTCCATGGAACATCTTTCATCTTAACTCCTTTGAGCTTTTCATTGACAATTTCGCTGACCATAAATCTGTAATCATTTTTAAAGTCACCAGCGGCGTTTTTAAAGTGCAATCCAACTGGTGCTTGTTCTCCATTGCGTTCCTGTCTCTTCACAGAAATCTCTGCGTTTTCTTTGTATTCACCAATGTTAAGCAGTATCTTTAGTTTTGCTAGATTAGGCATACCAAACGTGCCAATATAGTCTGCAACTGGCTTTGCAAATTTTGCTTGTAACACAACACTCTTGTCCTCTGCAAGACCGTCAACACTGGTTTCAGTGTCTGTGCCTGTGATTTTAATCAAGTCAATACAACCCAAGTCATAGCTGTGTTCGACTAAGTCTAGTAGATAATCTCTCATGTGTTTTTCTCCAGTTTAGTAATCCATTATTTGAGCAAGTCCTTGTCCTGCTCTAATCGTAGTAAGCTCACCTGGCTTTTTAATTTCTAGCCAACTTATTCCGTTATCTAATTCATCATAACCTCTTGTAACAGAATCCACTAGTTTATAACCAACTTCTTCGCACAAAGCAGTCATTTCCTCTTCAGTAGTATAACAATAATACATATTGTCTACCTTGTCAAGGCCTTTTGGATAATCACAGTTGTTATAGGTAAAAATAACCACTCCACCTGGACGCAATGCAGTGTATATTGATTTCAAATATTTTTGAATTACGTCAACAGTTTTACTATTAAAAAAGTCAATAACAACAAAACAACCAATTTGTCCTTGAGGTAACTTGTGCATCGGATCATCATGATTTTCGTGATATGAATACCAGTTAATACGTTTTGTCATAATTTCATTAAAAAAATCAGTGTTAACAACACTTGGAAAATCTTCTTCTTCCATTATATACAAAGGAGTTCCGGCAACTATTTCTTTTGTAATTTCACCGTAACCTGGTTGTATTTGGCAACAAGCATAACCTGCACTTACATTATTTCTAATCCGACTTATCAATATTTTTTTACTTTCTTCGTTGTACAACAAATCGCTGTCTTTAAGTCTGCTGAGTTTTTCAAGTCTTGGCAATTTACAATTATGTTCATAAACTATTTTGCTCTTTTCATGGTAAGGTTTTGCATACTCATCAACTGTTTTTTTAAGATTTTTCTTAAAACTATTTAGATCGTCATTCCAATTCTGTAAAATTTTCAGTATCTCTTGATGTTTGTATCCCATACTTTCTTTGAGTTTGTCATTATCATAATCGTTTGTTGCTAGGTCGGTGCTGATTCGACGAAGTAATATATCAATATCTCGAGAAACACTGTGCATATCGAGATTACGAACTAAATCATTGTATCTTACGATATTTCTTAAGTCATTTGGTATTGCCATTATTCAAACTCAAATAGTGTGTTAAAAGTATTTGTTGTGTTTGTTTCACTTGCTAGATCCCATTGAAGAACATGCAATAGGTTGTCTATCTTTTGATCAACAACAGTTGCCTCCATAGCCGCATCATCAAAAGGCAAGTCTTTAAACCATTGTGGCAAGTGCATTTCATCTGTTGGATAGCCAATACTAGTCCAGTTGAGGGGATTTGTTTTCAGTTTGCACACAATAGTTTTCATACCATCTACAATACTTTGGCTATAGTTGTCTGAGTTCATTTTCTTCATGTTGTTCCAATTAAGTGCGGCTCTTACATGTCCAGGCATGTTTGCACGGCCTTCACGTTCTTCCTTTTTGCCATACATAGTTAGATTGTTAACACGTTTAGGAGAACCTTTTTCCCAAGCAGGACGTTCTTTGAACTCATACTTGAAAGTTTTAATCATGTCAATAATTTCTTGACGTTCAGCACCTGCAAGTACTCTAGTAAGCAATGTCATTAAAAAATCTTGTATAACCTTTGGAGTGTCTGAACGTTTTAGATCAAGACCCATTGCTTTTATTTTTCCTTGCTTTCCGGTAACATCTAAACGTTTGCCTTCACTATCAAAAATGTTAATTGCATAACGTTTTTTAGTAATAAACAGTCCTCTATCAGCAACACTTTCTCTGCCGCCTTTGATTATTAGTCCATTGTCTCTTGGTACATGAAATGCTTGTTCCATAAATCTTGGCCAACTTTCATTTAGTTGATCGCTAATAGCATCATAGAGTTGGATGCAAATTTCTTTATTCCATTCCATGTTGCCTGCTTCAACATCTTTTTTAATCACTGGCCATGCACTGAAGTAAACCGAATCTGTGTCTCCGTATATCACTGCTTCGCCAACATGGTCGTATTTGCCAGTGATAGCTTCATTAACAAAACTATCCATGTGATGTGCAATTGCTCGACCAGTTAGTGTAGTTGACTGACCGATACGTTTATCAAAGAATCTACAACCAGGATTAAGAATAGCACCATACAAACTGTTTAAGTTAATCTTCTTAACCAATTGACGTTTGTCTAAAAATTCTATTTCTCCAGGGTCAGTTGCTTGCCTTAGTTTTGCTTGTATTTCCTGACGCTCTCTATACCAACGTGCTAGTAGTCCAGGTATCACACCTTCTTTTTCGTACGTAAATATAGTGCCATTTGCACTTAGTATCCAAGGTTGATTACTGTCAAATATGATTTTCCAAATCTCTGCGGCACTATGTACAGTTTCGTCACCGTTCTCCCAGTCAATGGTAATTTCAGTTCCACGTTCTTGTTTCATAACTGCTGTATATTCTAGTGTACTAAACAAGCCTTCCCATGCCATCGCAAAACTTGACTTGTTATCCATCTTGCCTTTAATGTAGCGATTAGTCATTATTGGACGCAATTGTCCTACTATAGTTTCAGGTGCCATGTTTAATGCTCTAATAGCACTAGGATATAGACTGTTGATATCAATAGCACCAATCCATTCATGTAGACCTTTTTTAGGATATGCAACATAAGCACCAGCAGCCGCAGTATCTTCGTCGGTGAGTCTATCACGTCTATTAGGAACAACCATTCCTTGTTCATGAGCTTCATTTATAATTGCTTGTTCTGTAACTGCAACTGCACCCATTGTTGTTTGTAACAACACAGTATTAGCATGTGCTAGTTCGCTTGCTAGTGCGATAAACCGTAGTTTCTTGTCCATTTTATCAAGCAATGCAGTATCTTGCCTTGAATACTCAATAAACGTTTTAAAATTCTGATTGTACAGTTGATCCAGTGTGCCTTCATAGGCAGTCTTTTTCTCATCAAGTTCATATTCACCGATAGCATCCAAACTATAACTGTGTCGCTCTTCATAGGTATACTTTCTGTACAGTTGCATGTAGTCCATATGAACTCTGCCAATTGTATCAAATGTAATGTTCTCTGATCCAAAACGTTCGAATGTACGTTTCTTAGGCAGTTGACTCCACAAACAAAAACGTCTAGTATCATCCTTGCTTAGTATACGGGCAGTTCTGTTTACAAGATAGGGTATATCATAACCTTCACTGTTCCAACCACTGATGATATCTGCATCTTCAATCAAGTCTAGGAATGTTCCTAGTAGTTCTTCTTCTCGTTCAAAGAGCATTGTGTTAGGAAATTCATTGCATATTTCTTGTGCAGTTTGCCAGCTCATTGACTTTGGAGGTAATACCAGTGTAACCAATTGCTCCATCCACTGTAAGTACACACTAATTGCCGTTACTGGATTGAATGGATCTGCTGGCGAACTATATCCTCTTACAGGATCAAAATCAACCTCGATATCAAAGAATGCAGTCTGCAATTTAGGTGCATCAATACCTTTGTAGTTTTCTTCGAAGCATCTAAACACAGGATTTATGTCTGATTCAAAGATATCTTTACCAGACTGCAAACGCAGTTCTTTACGGAATTCTTTGTTGTTACGTGTTGAAAACCTACTAACAGACTGCCCATAGATGCTTTTGTATTTGCCTCTTGGGTCAGCATAGTAGAAACAGTAACTGGCAGGAAACTCTCTGTATTCTCTCCTGCCATCAACACGTTCTACAATGTGTATTCTATCTTTTTCTCTGTCAAATAGAGCGTCAACATAACTCACAGATTATAATGTCCTTCCTGCAGTAGTAAGTATCTCATCAAGTAGTTGTTGATCTTCTTTTTCTGCAGTGTAACTTGCTTTGTGAGCAATACGTATGGCTTTTTTAAGCACACTTGGTTTGATCTGTAGTTCTTCAGCAATTGATTTCACTGTATCATTGAGCCCTTCGTTTAATGCTTCTACTTCGCTCATTACACCCATGCCTTCGTTGATGATCTGTGTAAGTTTTGCTTTTTGTTCTGAGTCAAATTGGGTTGTCATGTAAATACTCCTTTGTATAATGCATTGTAACAGTGCTGACCCTAAATGTCAATAACTATTTTGATAAATTTTGGCACTTTAAAAACCAGGGTAGCGATATCTTGGTTCTAGGGCAGTACCCTCCCTAGCCTTTTGGATCGGTCCTAAGGCTATTCAATTAGGCTATTTGCTTCTAAGTTGCGTGTCAAACTCATGGTCTTCATTGCTCTTAGATCATGATAGTCTTCGTGTATTCTTACTATACTTGGTGCAATGTGATGTATATCAATTTCGTCAGTGGTATGCAATTGATGATCAGCTGGACGAAACCCATACATATTACACTGCTCTATAATGTGTGCCGCCGCATGAGGTTTAATAATGTATCCATAACCTCCCATTGAATATAATCCTCTACTGTGCTCTTGTTTACCATGTTCTTCTCGATCGTGTAAACTCCATATCTTTATTTCTTCGCTTTGTTCTGATAGCTTTTTGTTGTAGGTTTTACTGTATGGATCCAAGCTATCTAATTTAAGTACATCTGGAAATAGATCAAGTACATTGTCAGGCAATGAACGTAGCATGTATGCATCATGTTCAAGTATCATCAATGGTGTATCAGTTTCTACACATTCAACCCATAAAAAGTAATGACTGAGAAAGCAACCAAGAACGCCTAAACGTCCACCTTTCATTTTAGATTTGTACTGCCTTAGTCTTAGATCGTGTAGTATTTGATGTGCATCGGCTCCGTGTATGCCATTGAATATTTCTGCTTCTATTCCAAATTCTTTTGCACGAGCAATACATTTTGCTCCCATTGATTGTGATATCTCACTGCTTTGTAAAACAATTATTCTAGTTTGCATTGACAACTGCTCTCCAACGTTCTATCCATTGTTGCTTTAGTTCATTTACTTCGGGTGTCTTGTAGGCTCGTTTGGTTGACTTCTTGGTACGTGATGTTTCTCGATATACTGTGTCATTATTGTTACCAGTGAATTGAAAATGATCATGAAAAAGTTTACTCGAGATACGTTTGTATGCACCAAGTTCATAGGTAATATCTTGCACCCATTGATCAACAGGATTTATACCTATCATGTCAAAAGTGTCTATCCATAATCTTGGCAAACACGGAAATAGTGTGCTTTCAGGACGCTTACCGTTTGATTCCATGCTGATTAAGGAGTTGTAGTTGCGATGCTCATATATTTCATCATCCCATCCTTGATCACGCATGTACACATCATCATTCCACACAAGATACCATTCACTGTCTATGGATCTTGCTAAATGATTATAGTATTCATGCAAGCCGCTCCATCCGGTGCGTTCCATTTTATGTGCTGATTGTGTTGCACCAGTTTGTTCAACAAGCATTTTCCAACTACTGCTTGTAAAGTACTCGTCGCTTTCATCGTCATCATCGTCATAGGCTACTGCAATGTGTAGTTGTTGTGGATTGTTTGCAAATTCCAGCAGGCCTTTCACACTCTTTTCTGATAGTGAGGTACGCATGCGTGTAGGTAATAGCACTGTTAGAAATGGTTTATTTAGGTCGGTCACATTTTTCACATCTGCAATGATCGCACGCCTTGTAAAAATTGTTTCCATCTTGTGGAGAGCCTTTGTTTTCTTTCCACAAGGGATCGCCGCAATGACTAGAATGTCCGCAATTTTTACAATTTGTTGATTGATAATCTAGTATACTCATACTTTTAATTATCTGGAAACATATACCGGTACATTTCTTTTATGCTCTGTTCATCAAAGCATTGAATTATACTTTTTTCTATATTTGGATAACGGTTGAGTAACTGTTTGTTTAAGAAATCTTCATTTTCTTTAATATAGGTTCTACATACTTCAGAGTTTGCAAAACGTAAACCAGCGTGAATTTTTAAATCAGGTGTGGCTGAAGTTGTATATGTAACTAATGCAACTAACAACCAAGTCATTTAGTTTTGACGTTTTTAGCCTTACCACGTCTATTTTTGTCTGGGTCTTGTCTACGTTTGCGACTAGCGGCTTTTTTACGACCTTTCTTGCCTAGTGCTTGAGCTTTCTTTCGTGGTAAACATTTTGGCTTGCCTTCTGACTTACTGCCCCTAGCACAGTCGCCACGTATTTTTCCATCAGGCCCAAAACGTACCCATTTCTCTTTAAACCATTTTTTGAGATCTTCAGTGACATCGTCTTCAAATACCAGTTCGCCACAATTTACACAGAAGTCAACACTTTCTTTCTTGACACAGTTGGGTACACGTTTGCCGAACATGGTTTTCATGCCCTTTTTTTCGTAACCTTTCCAGCATCTTGTGCCTTCAAACATATTGTCATCGTATAGTATTTCTAAAGCTCTTTCAATGGCATTGCTACGGTCATAATCTTTGTCTGGAAAACTTGGTAATGCATTTAACAAAGCACTTTCAAGTTCATCCCTGTCACTGAATGTACTACCACGAACTGCGTCAGCGGCTATTGTGCCTGCACGATCACTTATATCTGACTCAATTAATATTTCTTTAATTAACATTACAAATATCCTAAGGCATATGCTATGCCCATCTCGATTGTTAACAGCATCACGAAAAATCCAAGTGTAATTACTATTGCCATTGGTAAAAACAAAATATCTTGTTTAGATCTCTTACGTGTGCAACAACTACTCATTTCTTCTTTGAATTGCCCCAGTTTGCGGCGCCTTTTTTACGGCACTGTACCAATGCTCCTGATGCATATGCACTTGGCCATACTTTGTATCGTGATTTTACTTTGTGGTAGCATGCATCTTTTTTTCCGGCTGCTTCATCAAATTGTTCTTCAGTAATTAATGTAGCACTTTCGTTAAGTCCGTCAACTTTGGCTTTCATTTGATTTAGAAGTAGTTTTAGTCCATCAACTTCTTTACGTAATTGTTCAATATCTGCTTGATCTTCATCGTTGCTAAGATTCTTTTTTGCTTTTGCAAGTGATAATAGTATTGCTTCAAAGTCATTCTTTGCACTTGGGTTGTTTGCACGTATTAAATTTAGAATGCGTTGAGTACGTTGATTGGTTGTAGGTAAGTCTGCACTTGCATCTTCGTTTTTCTTTGAGGTTTGAGCTGAATACTTGCGTTTCTCATATTCACTTGGAATATCGCTAATGCGTAGATTTTTTAATTTAGGATCAGGCTTGTAGGTTGCTTTTTCTTCTACCTTTTTAGTTTCAGGATCATCATGATCGTATCCCGAACGCATGAGTCTATCATGGTGATCTTTCTCTGCAGGCTTGAAAGCCCTGTAGTCTGACTTTTTGCCTTTGTACATCATGTGTGGTTCGTATGCATCTTCGTTCTTAGCTTGCTTGGTTGCTACAGCATGCATCACTGATTCAGCATCTTTGCCATAGCGATCAACAAAATCACCTTTGTGTTTTTTAAGTTTTTTAAACTTGGCTTCTTTGCTGCGTTTTTCTCCGCCGGTAAGTTTTCTCTCTTTGATATCAGACATTGTTTTATTTCTTCATCCGTGATTTAAATTTGTAATCTTTTACTATCTTACGTATGTCATCTGTGTTTGTAGTGCCTTTGTTTGCAAACATACCAACAATAGCATCCATGCTTTTACCATCATCTACTGCTTTGTGTATTTTGCTAACTGGTGCCTTGCCTTCTCCTAAAGGTTTGCCATAAACTTTTCTATAAGCATACTTACGTGCATCTTCTGGTGACAATCCTTGCTTTTCAAACTTTTTAGTTGTTTTTTCAAGTCTCATAGCATCATACGCACTAGCAGTCTGCTCTTTGGCTCGCTTTTCAGCAGTTGAGGCTTTAAACAAGTCTGATATTACGCCTTCTTTCATGCCTTTTACTTCTTGTTCTAATTTTTTGTAGTACTTGGTAGAAATCATATCACGTAGTTTTTGTTGTTCAGGCATTATACTTCCTTGAGCACTGTGCATTCCGTTGATACCACGTATTACCATTGATTCAGGACCTGTACCATAAAGGTTTACAAGCATTTCAGCTACTTTGCCATGCTGGTTTTGATCTTCTAGTTCCATTACTTTATCGTAAAACTTTTTTATGTCATAATCAAATTCACTTGTTGGTATTGCTTCATTCATGTCTTCGTACACAGGCACAATCTTCATTGCTCTACGTAGCACTGCACTAAATTTTGTATTAAGGTCAAACATTGTTTGCAACTGATCAGTTAAATCACCACTATCTTTGTTCATGTCTGCTAATTTTATAATCATGTTTTCAAGTATACGACGGTGTTCGCTGATCGCTCGAAGTTGTTTTATCATACGTCTAGCATTTACTTTTTCATAGTCTTCAACGTCTTCTTTCACATCTTTACGATTTTTGCTATGTTTATTGCGTAGACTATCTCTTTCGGCAGGAGTAAGTTTTCTGCCTTTCTTCTGTGCCATTTCTCTGGCCTTCTTCATGTACTCATCACCATGCTTGTCTTTGCCGGCTTTGGCCATCACACTGTTCATGTCTTCGTCGATGTCAACCTTGACAGTGCCTTCTTTGTCAACCATCTTCTGTCCAAAAGCCATCATCTTCATTA